TAAAGATTGAAGAACGAGAGTTGAGTTTGGAAGAGAGACATGATATTAAAGAACAATACGGATTTGATTGTAGAAAATTAGCAAAACCATCTATTAAACAATTGGATGATGCAAACATTCCAACCCGACTAATCACAATAACATACAACGATAAAACAATAGAAAGTTATGAATAAGGAACAACATGAATTATTGGATGAGGCGTATAAGAATTATAAAAGACTCACACATAAAATTAATGAAAAGAATCATTATGGTGAGTATTCTAAATGGGGTGATGCTCCATTAATCTCAGGGGTTCAACATTTAACAAAAGATTCATTTATTCAAATGATAAAAATTAATTCTGAGTTCTCTGAAAAGTGGAGATTACAGATTGAGGAACGAGAGTTAGATATGATGGAAAGATGGAAGATAGCCGACCTAACACCTAATATGGAAGAATTTGATTTTGCTAATTATATGTGCGATAAACATAATGTTCCAACCAAACTAATCATAATAACATACAACGATACTAAATTAGAAAGTTATGAATAAAGAACAACAAGAATTATTGGATGAGGTGTATAAGAATTATCGTATTGCTTTTGTTGAAGGCTATATCCACGAAGAATTAGATAAATGTTTATCTCAAGAAGAATTTATTGAAGAAATAAAAACCGATAAAGACTTCTCTAAAACGTGGGGATTAAAGATTGAAGAACGGGAGTTGACTTGGGACGAAAGACATGAATTAGCAGAGACTAAGTATCAAATAGATGATGTAGACGATGTATTAGATAAGGAGGGTATCCCAACCAAACTAATCACAATAACATATAACGATAAAACAATAGAAAGTTATGAATAACAAAATCAAAAAAGGGAATCTGAATTATGACCAATCAGGTAGAGCATACCCCGATAATCCACAAATAAAAGAAAATTGGAATTGTATTTGGGAAAAAGATGGTAAACATTATAAGTTAGTTGGTGATAATGAGCATAAAGAATGGGAAGAAATAGAAAACCAATATAAAGTTATGAATAAAGAACAACAAGGATTATTGGGTGATGCTTATGAAAATTGGTGTAAACAATTTGAAGTTGACCCGAATAATTTTAATGGCGAAGAATTAGCGAATGGGCATAACGACCAATGCTGGGGTTATCCAATATTAGACCATGTTAAGCCTACATCAAAAGAATATAAAAGAGGACAAATAAATGCTTATTTAGAGGGTAAAGCCGAACAACCTTTTTTCTATTTAACACAAGAAGAATTCATCGGAAGGGTAATAACAAACCCAGACTTTGCCAAACAATGGGGTGTTACTATATACACGGTAGTTGAGGATGGGAATACTCGTATAGGTATTAATTACAACGATAAAACAATAGAAAGTTATGAAAATTAATATTGATGGAAATGTATTACTCCGAAATATGATGTTTTGGGGTGAAAAAACTGATGATGACTGTATTGAAATGGCAACTACCAATGGAAAGTTAGATGCTGAACAGGCTCTTATCAATATGATTGAGCGAGATTTTGCCTTAGAGTTTAATAAGGAGGCTATTAAAGGATTAAAAAACTTAGGAACAGATGAATAAAGAAGAACTAATTGGGAAAGAATTCAATTTAGATTTAGGGTCATTGGCACCTGTATCAATGATTGTTAAAGATGTAACAAAAGATAAGGTGATTGTTGAATACCTAAATTCTACACCTGGTAGAACAGAAGAATTCGCTATATCAGATTTTGAATATTTTGCAATGATTAAATTAGAAAGTTATGAATAAAGAACAACAAGAATTATTGGATGAGGCTTATGAGAACTTTGAAAAGTGGTATAATGAACATTCAGGTAAAGAAGATTACACTGGATACTATGTTCCAAACAAAGAAGAATTTATCAGATTAATCAAAACCGATACAGAGTTCAGTGAAAAGTGGGGATTAAAGGTTGAAGAACGAGAGTTGAGTTTGGAAGAAAGGTATAAAATAGCTCTCCCAATATGGAAAGAAAAATACGGTCTTTTATCTAATATGATGGTTCCTACTAATGTAGATAACACACCTTATAAAATCCCAACCAAACTAATCACAATAACATACAAAAAAACTATAATAGAAAGTTATGAAAATAAAAATTAATGAAAAATGGTTTGAGGGTAGATATAATGATGAAAGAAAATTTATTATACCTCTATCTGAAGAACAAGATGTGATATTTTTTTATAAATGGCAAAAAAAACATAATAGGTTTAGTATGCCAAAATCAGATTACACTGAAGATATTGAATATAAACAAATATGTGAATCAGGTACTTTAATTAATTGTTACCCAATACTAAATCTAAATGAAGATGAGGTATGGTTAAAATTTGATAGTTATAAAACAATAGAAAGTTATGAATGATAAAATTTTAATTGGTAAAAAAGGTAATGTTGATAGAGGATATATGTTTTACCCTTATATTAAAGTTTTAGAAATGAAATTACCTATATCATTCAAAGAATTTGATGTGGAAGGCAAACCTATTTTTATAAAAAACAATAGAAAGTTATGAATAAAGAACAACAAGAATTATTGGATGAGGCGTATGAGAATTATAAGAACAAAACTGAAATAATGATGGGACATGGATTTCATGGAACATTATCACCAAAAGAAATGTTCATCGACAAATGTAAATCCGATACAGAGTTCTCTGAAAGGTGGGGATTAAAGATTGAGGAACGAGAGTTAAGTGAAGAAGAAAGGTGGCGTATCCGTTTTGATTATTATCCAAAAGATAAACAATTTCCTTGGGATAGAATGGCATTACCTTCACATCGCTTTTTAGATGATTTTAATATCCCACGCAGAGTAATCACAATAACATACAACGATAAAACAATAACGAGTTATGAAAAATAATTACGAAGAAAATGCCGTTAAATTATGTGAATTATCTGAGGGTGATGAGTTTATTGGTAAATGGAGTCAAACGGAAATGAAATATATAAAAAATTTAGGTGATGATAAACACCTATTAAAAAATATTGAAACAGGAAAAGAATGGCAAGTCCCTCACGGTAGATTCCCATTATTTAAAAAAGTAAGCAATGAATAAAGAACAAGAAGAATTATTAGATGAGGCGTATGAGAATTTCGTTAAATCCATTGAAAATAATAGACCTGAGGGTTATGTTAGAAAAGTTATGACAAAATCTGAATTCATGAAAGAATCTAATTTCAATAAAGATTTTAGGGAATATTGGGGATTAAAGATTGAGGAAAGAGAGTTGAGTGATGATGAGATAGTAGAATATTATTATAAACATATTAAACCAAATAATAAGTGGAAAAAAAATGGTAATTCTTATTATTATTATTCTGAAGATAATAATATGTGGTTTGAACATTCTGGTTCTGATATTTTTTTTGGTATGAGACCAAATTGTCCTACACGAGCAATCACAATAACATACAACGATAAAACAATAGAAAGTTATGAATAAAGAACAAGAAGGTCTTATTGAGTTGGTTGGTCAAGAATATACTAAATGGTTTTATGATAATGCGGTTCCATCTGTTAGTGGTAAACCGATATTAAATGGGGAAGGGATATTAACTAGAGGTGGATTCATCAACAAATGCAAAACCGATACAGAGTTCTCTGAAAGGCGGGGATTAAAGATTGAGGAGAGGGAGTTGAGTACAGTAGAGCGAATGGAGTATTATGGTAAACATTATATGAAAGAAGGTGAGGCCAAGTCATTTGATGATTTACTCAAAGTTGATTATGTCGGGTTAAACATCCCAACCAAATTAATCACAATAACATACAACAATAAAACAATAACAAGTTATGAATAAAGAAGAAGCAAAAGACGAGCTAATCAAAGTATTAGAATCTCAAGTAATAAACTTATCAGTGATGTCTAAAATCGAATTAGGTGATGATGTAATCGCTGAAATTAAACGGCTAAAAGATTTATTAAAAGAGGATGAAAATAAAGACCTGCCTTACCAAAAGGATTGGATTTTTGATAACAAAGATGCTGAAGTTTCATTACCTGGTGCCGAATTATCAGATATTGAAAATCTGAAATATTTTTTCGAAAAATATAAATTTACAGTAGAGAGAGGTAGACCTAATCTACGAGCGGCAAACTTATTAAAAACATATATTGATACAATTCAAGTAAAGGAGGCAATAAATGAACAACTTAGATAAAGAAATACCATTTCTCACACCCGAAGAATTCAAAGAAGGTAAGTCAGGTTATATTTATGCTCCATACACGACAAAGACAGTTAAAACAACCATTAATGGAGTGACGGTATGGCATAGTAATAAATTGATTAATTTTTGGTTAAAAATAAAATTCTTTTTTTGGAAACCTAAAACATTAAAGAATTTTGAAGCATACGCTAGTAAACCTATTAATTCAAAATTTTACAAAACAATAACAATTAATAAAGATGAACAACTTAGATAAAATAATAAAACATAAAGACCCATTCTTAGGTGAAATAGAACTTAAAGAAGTTGGTAGAGTTATTATGAGTGCTTTTAACGATGAAAATGTTTACTATGTGATGGAATCTGAAAAATATAAAGGTAAAGGTATAGATTGTGGAATTTGGTGCAAAAATACTTCAGGTGAAATGAAGTGGATAAGAAAGGAAGAAATGTTTATGATTAAGGGAATTTACGAAGCATTAACCAAAATAGAAATATGAACAAACTAGATAAAACCTACACAGACCCATTTTTAGGAGAAATAGAACTTTTAAAAGTTGGGGAAACATCTATGAACCTTATGGGTGAATCAGTAGTACATACAATATACATAGACAAATTTAATGGACATTACTATATTGATACTTGGACTACAACAGGGGGTGACCCAATTCCAATGAAGATAATACCTAAACGAGTAATAGATAAAATAATTCAAATAGAAAACGAAAAATTACCAAATGGGAAATAAAGTAGAATTATTTTAGGTGAATGTGTGTTGTTTAGTCAAAATTGAGATATTTATATATAAACACACCGAAATGAAAACAGGGATTTATAAAATAATATGTAAAAAAAATAATAAAATTTATATTGGTTCTTCAAATAATATAGAAAGAAGATGGAACACACATATGAATACCTTAGATAAAAAAACACACAGAAATCCTCATTTACAAAATGCATGGGATTTATATGGAAAAGATGAATTTGCTTTTGAAATAATTGAAATTTGTGAAAGTTATCAGTTAAAAGACAGAGAACAATTTTGGATGGATATGACAAAATGTTATAATAGAGAAATAGGTTTTAATAACTCACACAATTCTAATTCTTCTTTTGGGTATAAACATACAGAAGACGCAAAAAACAGAATGAGTAAATTGAAAAAAGGATTTAAACAAACAAAAGAAGTTATTGAAAAAAGAATAGAAAAAATAAAAGGTAAAAAACATACTAAAGAAACGATTGAAAAAATAAGAACCGGTAAAATTGGTGAAAAGAACCCTATGTTTGGAAAAAAAGAAGATGAAGAACATAAGAAAAAAAGAATGATAAATCTTTTAAATACTAAAAAATGGAACAGTGGTTTAACTAAAAAAGATGACCCTAGAATAGAAAAATTGGGGTATTGGAAAGGAAAAACAACAAAAAACGCAAAAAAATGTAAACTTATTGATTTGTTAACAAATGAAATTTGGGAGGAGGATTCAATAAATAAATTATCAAATATTTCCCCACTTAGTAATTCTTCGTTAAGAAGGTTAATTAAAAACAAAGCCAGTGAAATAATTTCTAAAAAATATAAAATTATAATAAATGAGTAATAAAGTAGAACTACTATCACATTTTGGGAATGATTTAATGATAGTTAATGTTGCAAGAGTTAGTTATGGTAAAGAAGTATTAACACTTGAAGAAAAAGATGGTAAACTAATAAATTATTTGGTTAAACACGGACATACATCTCCGTTTAGACATCCTCAACTTCAGTTCAGGATAACTTGTCCCATTTATGTTGAGAGACAATTATTCAAACACCAAGTTGGATTAAGCGCTAATTCAATTAGTGGTAGATATGTTGATTTTAGCGACACCTATTCAACAATAGATGAATGGAGGAAACAATCAAAATCCTCAAAACAAGGTAGTGATGGGGCGATTGAAGAACAATTAGCAGCATCTGAGATTGAAGCAGGCATTATTGGATATTGTAAAACCGCATATCAAAGATTAATTGAACTTGGAGTGTCAAAAGAGCAAGCAAGAACAATTTTACCTCTCAATTTGAATACAAGTTTTATTTGGACTGGTAGTTTATTATCATTTATACATCTTTTTCATTTAAGAATTAAACCTGACGCCCAACAAGAAACAAGAGAACTCGCACAGATGATGTTGGATTTAGTTAAAAATATTGAAGGAAATCCTTTTGAATTAACAATAAAGTCATTTGATTTGTAAAATATTTTCCGAATTGGATTTTGATATAAAGATTAAGTTATGATTAGATTAAAATTAGTAAATCCAGTTGGTGACATCATTAAAGATATTGAATTGTCAGAATGGACAGATATTGAAAGTTTCAAAGCGAGTCATAGATTTATATTAGAATCTAATGATGGTTCAATATTTAATTATTCATCAAAAGAATGGATGGAACTACCACCAGACTATCAATCACACCCAAGTATTAAAGCACCTTTATCTAATTAGTCTATATTTATATTAAAAGATAAACTATGAAAAAATCGGAAACACAACAAATTATGAATCCAGAATTACACAAAGAGATTTTAAATTCCAAAACAATTAAAGTTTATAACTCATTCCAAAAACTTTTCGATTATACCACCTATATCAAATGGTTTATGTTTTTTGGTTTTCCAATAGGTGCAATAGCACTTATGATTAACGACACACCACCATTATGGGCTAAAATAATAATGGGATGTATATTTATTCCAAGTGTAATTTATGGTTTAACAGGTGGTGTAACCCATTACTTGGCTGGACGTAAAGTTCGTCAGTGGTCTAAGAAATATAATCTTTCATTTGATTTTATAACAAACGAAATATCCATTATATACGAACAAATTAATAATGATAAAATCTAATGACAGAATCGTTAACAGATAAAGTCGTAAATAGTTTTTTATACATAAAATCATATATAAGATCTTTGTTGGGTGTTACGAAATTTGGGGATGAGGAACCAGATAAAAGTAAAATGTCTTTGGTGTTTGATGATGAATTTTCTTCGTTAGATCCTTCCAATTGGAGAATTGGTCAACCCTGGGGACTATTTCATCCTGACTTTCCAAACCAATATTACGGGTTTGATTCTGTTTCAGTTAGAAACAATAAATTAGTGTTAAATCAAATTTATTCTCCCAAAAAGTTTACTGGTGACAACAAAACATATGATATTCCTTATTCAGTTGGTTTAATTACAACATATAAAACCTTTGGGTATGGTTTTTATGAGTTTGAGATCCAGCTTCCATATGGTGTGGGTCTTTGGCCAGCTGTATGGTTAGGGTGTTATGATACATGGCCCCCAGAAATCGATGTAATAGAAGCGTATTCGGATTTAAATTCTGATTATAAATTTCGATTAGAATCTAACTTACATTTTAATACTACCGAAAATAAAGAAACCTCTGGTGCTAGAAGTCACCCAATAAACCCACTTGAAAACCTTAAATTATCTTGTTGGGTAACTAAAGATTTTATTAAAATTTATTATGATGGTTATCTGGTTAGACAAACAACATCAGAAGATGTGTTAAAATGGTTCCGTGATAAAAAGTTTATGGTGATTTTAAACAACGGAGTTCGTCACGGTTTTGAGTCTAACCTAACAGAGCAGTATTCCGAATTTTTTGTGAATTACGTTAAAATTTACGAATGAGTTTGATGTTTACATCAAAATTTAATATTATTAATCCATAAAAAATAAAACTATGTGGGAAATTTCTATAATAAAAAAAGTTGAGGGTGGTTATATAGTTATGTCACCCAATGGAGATACGCAATTTATTGACTACGAAACTTATCGTAAAATAAAAAGTAAATACTAAAAACGTAAATCTCGTGATATTTATTTTAAAAATAAGTATTATGAGTTACACAAGAGAACAAGTAGAAAAAGCTGTTAAATCAAAAGGTTATATTTGGTTTGAAGACTTAACCAATAAAGGTTATGATGTCAATATCGTAGGTATTAGAAATTCATCGACAGGTCAAAACGTTACCAATGTTTTTGATGATTGGTTAACAATTTCTTATAAAGAAAATGGTGTTTGGAAGTTCCATATTTGGCCATCAACAACTGATCCAGGGAAAAAGGGTGTTATGGAATATCACAACCCAGCTGGTGTCGCTAGATTAGTCGAAGGTCAATACCGTGGGTCACATGGTATTGGTTTACACCAAGGTAAGTACGAAGCGTTAAAACAGGCTAAAAATGTTAAAGTATATCGTGACCCTAATCGTAATATGATTTTTGATGAAAACAAAATTACGGAAGGTATTTACGGAATTAACATTCATAAAGCTGGGGCTGATTCTACCTATGTTGAAGACTGGTCTGAAGGTTGTCAAGTTTTTAAAAAGTCAACCGATTTTGATGCTTTTATGACCATTTGTCGTAAGGCGAAAGACATTCATGGCAATTCATTTACTTATACATTAATCGAAACTAAAGATATTGTTTAATGGGATTAAGTTTTAAAATAAAATTAGGTTTTGTGGTATTTGTAATGTCCACATTTTTTATTATTAAAACAACATTATTTTTAGGTGTGATGTCACCAACCCCCATAACTCGTGGTGTTGAATATTTTTGTTTTTTATCTTTTTCAGTTATTTTCTGGTCTTTGGTTCAAGAATACAATCAAAAAATTAAAAAAAGTCTTGAATTGGGTAAGTACGCAAAAAAATTAAATGAAAAAGTAATAGAACAATCACACAACCCAATATTCTATGAAGGTGGTATAAATAAAGTGACCAAATTATTAACCAAAGAAGTCACCGAATCCATTGATACGGATAGATGTTCTATTTGGTTATATGGTAAAACAAAAGATTCTATTGTTTGTCAACAACTTTACATTAATTCCGAAAAAAATTGGTATCAAGGTTTTGAATTGTTTGAAAAAGATTGTAAACCATATTTCGATACATTAAAAACAAACCCAATAATTGTCGCAAATGACGCTTTGGGTCATAAAGCCACTTCTTGTTTTACTGAAAACTATTTAAAACCTTTAGGTATTAATTCTATGTTAGATATTCCAATTATGTATAAAGGTGAGGTCATTGGTGTCATTTGTATTGAAAGTCTAAAACGTCGAGAATGGAATAACGCGGAAATAAATTTCGCACAAATGTTATCCTCTCTTTACTCTTTTACGTATTCAATTAAAAACACCAATAATTTATTAAAAAAAATAAAAGAAAGTGAGGATTTTATCGATAAAGCAACTTTGATATCCGCTACAGACGATAAAGGAAAGTTAGTTTATGTAAATGAAAAATTTATAGAAGTTTCTGGGTATTCATTAGAAGAACTTATCGGTAAAAACCATAAAATCGTTAATTCTGGTCAACAAACAAAAAAATATTGGGCCGATATGTATAAAAAAGTTTTAAAAGGTGAAATTTGGAATGATGTTGTCACTAATAAATCTAAAGACGGTTCACTGTATTATGTTGATACTTATATTCGAGCCATCTTCGATGAAAACGGTAAGTTAGAGGGTTTTACATCTATCCGTCAAGATATTACCGATATCATAAAAACCAATAAAGAAATAGAAAAGAAAAACACATATCTAGAACATGCAGCAAAAATTTTAAGACATGATATGCATTCAGGTATCAATATTTATATACCAAGAGGTGTTACTTCTTTAGAAAGACGATTAAAACCTAACGTTATTAAGGAATTAAAATTAGAATCACCCTTAAAAATGATTAAAGAAGGGTTACAACATACCCAAAAAGTTTATAAAGGTGTTTATGAATTCACAAATTTAGTTAAAAAAGACGTTGTCCTTGAAAAAACAAACTGTGACCTCAAAATAATTTTAAACGAGTATTTATTAATGACATCTTATAGACAACAAGTAATCATTAGTGATTTGATAACAATCGATGTTAACGAATCTTTATTTTGTACAGCTATAGATAATTTAATCAGAAATGGTTTAAAATATAATGATAGTGATACAAAATTTGTTAAAATATTTATGGAAGACGATATGATGATCATTCAAGATAACGGCAGAGGATTATCACAAGAAGATTTTAATAAACTATCTGAACCTTACATAAGAAAAAAATATCAGAATGAAACTGGTTCTGGTTTGGGGTTGAGTATTTGTTTGGCAATCCTTAAAGAACATAAATTTAGTGTTACCTGTGAAAAAAATGAAATAGGTACTAAAATAAAAATCAAATTTAAATAAAAACATTATGATAGATTCTATTTTATTGGTCGATGATGAAAATTTATTTCATTTAGTTTTTGAAGACGCTTGCTCTTTATTGGATATTAGTTTGTCCTTAAAATCTGTGAATAGTGCGGATGATGCAGAAAAAATGTTTAAAAAATGGTATGAAGGCAAAAATGTTGATGAGAAACCTGAATGTGTATTTATAGATTTAAATATTATTGGATCTTCCTTCGATGGGATAGAACTAGTTAGAAGAATTAATTTTCAATACGGTAATCATGTTATCATAGGAATTATTTCTTCATCTAATGAATCCGAAGAACAGGTAAAAGCGGTTCAAGCGGGTGCTCAATTCTGGATTATAAAATCAGATGATATTGAACCTAGGTTGGAGGAGTTTAGAAAAGACTATGAAGGTTATAAAAATAGAACATCACCGTTTAAAATTTATAAATAATGATAAAACTAGAAAAAGTTACTAGAAAGGCCTTAATAGACCTTTTAGGGAAAAAAGGTGTAGGTTTAGAAGGTAATATCACTAAACTTATTGATGGTGAAGACGATGTTGATTTTCAAGAGTATTTAAAAACCTGTAAACAAAAAGATAATGAGTTAAGAAAAAAACGTTTAGATGTCACTAAACAAGTTCAACAACAAAATAAAGAACTTTCCGATTTAAATGAAGCCAACCAAAAAATAATGGAAGAACTTCAAACAACATTAAAAGAGGCTGAAAACCAAAAGTTACAGATTGAAAATCAGAATCGTGAATTAATAGAATGGAAAAAAGAAAACGAAAAAATACAGATTGAGCTTCAAAATGAAATGATTAAATCTGAAGAAGCTAGAATAACGGCAGAATCGGCAAAAAAGAATGCTGAAAACGATTTAGATTTGTTACAGAAAAAAACACAAAATGAATTGGCATCCATTATTGTGAAAGTGGCTATTTGGGTGATTTTAAGTGCTGGAGTTATCACCACTCTTATGTATATGATGGCTTTATATACAAAGCAAGATACTCAAATTATAGGTTCAACCTGGTCAAATATGTTTAGTATTTTGTTAACCAACGCTTTTTCAATTGTCGGTACTATAATGGGCATTAAATACGCAACTGGAACTAAGGAAAATGGTGGGGGTTAAATTTCTTGGTAAGCTCTAACGTCGTAAATGGTCAAACAAGGTCTGTCGTTAGACGATACTTCTGATCTTGTTTTGTATGTAAAAATAGGACCTTCCGTATGTACCAAATATTTTAAATGTTTTGTCATTTCATCATGGCCTAAAAAAAGGACATTAAGGTTTTTATACCCAAAACCCCTTAGAATTTTAGCCACTAAATATTTTAAATCGGCACCACTACAATCAATAGACTCTAATTTTTGGGTAATATCTTCTAAATTAAAATCATTAACTCTAGTCTCTAACAACTTTTTAACTTGACTTTCGGTTAAAATAATTTTCTTTTTCATCTTAATTAATAAATATCTATCACTTTGGTAATATTTATTAATATATGAAAAAATATGATTTAATAAAGGAAGTAAAAAAAGTCACAACCAGTGACAGGTATGTTGATTTAAGTGGTTTTGAAATGCAAAAAACATTAAACCCTAAAATTTGGGACGGTGAGACTTTAAAACCTGAAATTAGAAAAAATTTACTTAAAATAGCTGATGATTATTTTGAAAGTTTAGAAATTAATGATGTTGATATTGAGGATGTAACCTTTACGGGTAGTTTAGCTAATTATAACTGGTCTGAATATTCTGATGTTGATTTACATATTTTAGTGGATTATGAAGAAATACCTGTTGATGAGGATTTAGTACAAGATTTCCTTAAAACTAAAAGCACTTCTTGGAATCAAAATCACGATGTTAAAATTTATGGATACGATGTCGAACTTTATGTTCAAGATATCAGTGAAGAACATGTTTCTAGTGGTGTTTATTCTATTTTAAAAAATAAATGGATTATAAAACCAGAAAAAAAACCAATCAAAGTTGATGATATAAACGTTAAGTTAAAATCGAATCGTATTATGGATGGTATTGACGATTTATATGATGAAATGAAAAGTAGTAAAAATTATGAAGAAATTGTTGTAAAAACAGATAAAATTAAAGATAAGATAAAAAAAATGCGTCAAGCTGGTTTAGATAGAACCGGTGAGTTTTCGGTTGAAAATATGGTTTTTAAAGTTTTAAGACGTAACGGTATGTTGGACAGGTTGTCGGACATTAAAACAGTTGCGTACGATAGGTCAGTTTCTTTACCCTCTACAGGTAAAAAATTAAAATAATACAAATTAACAGATATTTATAAAATAAAAATAAAATGATACAAGGAGATGTAATACACACAGTCAGTGGTTCCAATTTTAGTAATTATTGGTACGTTGGTGTCATGGTAGCCGCCGGAGCTACAGCAACCATAAATGGAACCGCCGTATCACCTGGTGCTGGTGGTCCAATAACGGTACCTGTTGGTATTAGTAGTGCTTCACAAATAAGTGCATCTGGTGATGTTTACTTAATTGGCAGGAAAAAATTTGGAGCAACTTCAGGAACTACTGGATTCTGGGAAAACCCTCTTTCTAATGACACTGGAAACGCAAAAGGAACCTTTTCGATTAGATAATATTAAATAAAATATAAAAACATGACAAACAAAAGCTTAAAAAGAATGATAGATTTAATGGGCATTAAAAAACCTATTAACGAACAAACAACTAATTCCACTGTTGAATTAAGAAAAAAATCACCTAGTGGTAAAATTTACGGTATTGTAAGAGAAAATAGAAAATACTTTATTAAAGAATCTACCGACGGTATCAATTATGAATATATTGGTGGTTTGGGGAATAAAACAAAAAATCAATACCAATCGTATGAAGAGGCTAGTAGAAGACTTAATATCATGTTTGAAGATTTTAACAGATCTTATGGTATTCAGGAAAATAACAACATGCTTTCACCGGATGCTATAACAGAAAAAAGGTTTGTGTTGAAATCTAAGAAAAAGAAAAGTACACCAGCACCTGAAGAAGAAACTGATTTTGGTGATGATTCTGGTGAAACTGAAGAAGAAGGTACAGAAGAAGAATTTGATTTTGGTGGTGAGGAAGATACAGAAGAAGGTGGGGAAGAATTTGATTTTGGTGGTGAGGAAGATATGGAAGAAGAAGATACAGAAGAAGGTGGGGAAGGTACAGAAGAAGGTGAAGAAGGTACAGAAGAAGAACTTGATTTTGATGGTGAGGAAGATACCGAAGAAGAAGATACCGAAGAATTCGATGAAGATGATGAAGATTATGATTTAGAGGATGATCCTATTAAAGATATCCAACGAATGACGGGTAAGTTAGGTCAAAAAATCAGAGATACTAAAGATTTAGCTTCTGATACCATGAAATGGGTTGCCAAAAGTGTTATTTCTGCTTTAGACCTAGAGAACATGGATTCTAATGATAAAAGAGATATTATCAGGTCAATTAAAAAAGGGAAAAACAAAAGTTCCGATGAAGAATCTGATTTCATGGGCAGAGGAAGAAACAGACAATCTTATCAAGAATACGACTCGATAGATTATATGGGTTCCAATGAAAAAATGACTTCTTGGGATGAATTAACAGAAGAAGAAAAAGAAGAAATTATTTCTGGTATGAATAACGGAATTGGTGGCGATGAAACTGAACCAATTGAAGTTATGAGAGGTGATGAAAAGTTTGATTTAATATTGGATGATGAAGATGGGGTTGACTATATGTCACATGGTTTACCAAATCAAGGTCCTTTTGGAGAATTAGAGAAAGTTGAAGGTGGGTATGATTTATATATTTCAAACAATATAGACATTAATGATATTCCTGAACATTTTCCTATTGAAAATGTGGGGGACCCAATTTTTTATGATGAGGAAGAAATTGATACATTGAAAACTGATATCAAAGAATTAGATATGATTGCTAATGGTGAAACTGAAGAAGAAGATTATATGTATCGTCACGATGAAGATTACATGGATTATTTAGAGATGAAAAACCCTGGAACTAAAGAAAAGGAAAAAACCAAAGAAAAAGAAAAGGAAAAAACTAGAGAAAAAAATCCTTTCAAAAGACCTGAACGTATAAATCCTGATGAAGAACCTGCTAAAGCTAGATATGATGAATATGGTGATTATGGTTATGGTACTGAAGAATCAATAGACTATATGCGTCATTATGATGAAGATTATATGGAGTGTCCAGTTTGTAATGGAAGAAATTCGAATTGTAACTCTTGTGGTGGTCGTGGTGTTTTTAATAGAAATGAGGCTAATAATGAAGTTGACGAACCTTTTATGAAAGGTGTTGATTATTCCGATAATTCTCAGTATTCTTTAAGAAAAAGAATTATGGACTCAATGTTAGAATCAATGAAAAACCCTGGAACTAAAGAAAAGGAAAAAACCAAAGAAAAAGAAAAGGAAAAAACCAGAGAAAAAAATCCTTTCAAAAGACCTGAACGTATAAATCCTGATGAAGAACCTGCTAAAGCTAAATACAAAAAGAAGTAATGAAAGATTTGTATTTAATATATATAAATCACGTTGGCAAAAATTATAAGGAAGAAAATTTATATGAGTTTTTATTTTCCGACAAAACTAATTGGGATTGGGATGAATCTTGGTATGAATCTTCAGTTGTTAATGACAAAAATGATTTAACACCAGATACCAGTTTTGTTAAGCTTGTTGGTAGTTTAAAAACTTCAGAATTTAATTTAGAATTAATTCAGAATTCTGGGGTTTTCCAAATTTATAACGCAGTTGAAGGTATTATTGCCTTAGCCTGGGAAAAATTGGAAGATGAAGGTGATTACCCTGAAGAAAGATTGGTTTTTAAGTTCGGGGAAACCCAAAAATCGGTGGAAGAAAAACTTTATTCCATTGATTTGGTTTTAAATTACGATGAGTTTAAAGTTAGAAAGTAAAATGGGTAGTAACGAAGAAAGAATTAAAAATTTAGAAAATAAAATAAGTGAAATAAGAAAAAAAATTATTTCCACAAGAAAAACAATACCCGGTGATGATGCTATGGCAAAAGCTCAGGATAATAGTATTGTGGGTAGTAAGAGAAAGTTACAATTTCAAAACAAAAAACAAGCGGAAGAAGCTGAAATTAAACTATGGAATAAAGAAATATCGGAACTTACTAAAGAAATAAGCTTATTAAAAAAATCTCCCCAAGAAACATCAGAAGAAAATACTGAAGAAAATACGGAAAAATTACAAACAACAACTGAAAACATAAATAAAAAAATGGCAAAATTAACAAAAGATAATATTCTTAGAATGGTTGAACAAAGTGAGCCAGCTAGAATGACAAAAAGGGAATTAATAGAAAGCATACAAAGACGTTTAATGACGGAAGATGTTAGTGATGATGTTCTCGGTCAATTAGATTCTGGTGAACATAGTTATAAGGGTCATTTAAACCCTGAAACGGTTAAGAACATTTCTAGGGAGATGATAAATAAAGTTAGTTCTGACTTGTCCAATAAAATGGGTGGTGCAAGACCTTCTTTACGTTTAGCAACAAACGCATTACAACAAGGTTTAATGGGTGCAATCCAAAAAGAAGAAGGTCATAGAAGAGAGTTAGAGAGATTGGCCGTTAAAATGGTAAAAGAAGAGTATGACATACCGGAAGGTATGATTGATTTTGACGTTGAGATTACAGGTGAAAACCCTGTTTCTGTTGGTGACATTCCTCTTAGAAAAGTTAATAAACCAATACCACAAGGTAAAACGGAGGAAGAGTTAAAACCGAAAATTACTAAACGTAAATTAGAAAATGCCTTAATTCAAGGTGCGGGTCGTGCGGGACAAAACATGTTTTATCAAGCATCAGACCAATTAAACAGAATTAACCCAGGATTAGTTCAGGATTACGCTAAATTAATGTCTGCCAACAATTTTATGTATTGGGCTTTAAATGACGAACAAATAATGGATGCATCTGGTCAAAAAGCGGGTGAGTTTAAAATTTCTTTTAGAGAAGAAACACCAAAGATAACGGCAAAAGGTATGACATTCTCTTTACTATTACATGAATTAAATAAAGCGGTTGTTGAATACTTATCTGTTGATTCACAAGATCCAGATAGAAGTGTTAGAGACTATGTAAAAGGCCAAACAGATAATTTAGAAGAAGAAACTTGGGATATTCGTTTAGGTCATATTATTTGGGATAAACTTTTAGAGTCTTTGGGTGTAGATGCTTTAAGTTATAAAGCTAATATTTTAACCAAAATTTTTGATTTACCTGAAACACAATTCAACAAAGTTGTAGAAGGTATGTTAAACGGTGATAGTGAATCACTGGAAGTTATTCAAGATATTGCTTATGATGTTATTCAAATGAAAAATCAAGATGCAGTTGAGGATGCTTTATCTCAATTCCGTGATAAAGATACAGAAGATGAAGAAGAAGATGGTGATACCTTAGCTGGTGGTGATGAAAAAGAAGAAGATGAATTTCTTAAAAATATTTTATCAAAACAAGAAAAAGAAGATTCTTCAGACCCAATGAGTTGGGATTACAAAAAACTTGATTCTGAAAGAGATATTGCTTTAGATAATGGTGATTATAAAAAGGTCGCTTTCATTCAAACGGTTATTGACCAAAAATTTCCGGGAAAATAATTAAAGTCTTAACGCTTAGGACCGTTAAGTTATGGAGGTCACTCTCCTTTAAACCCACCTACTCGCTCCAGGTGGGTTTTTTTATTATTGACATTTTGGGTCTATTATGATATTTATTATATATGAGAAACCATTTTTTATTAGAAGACATTATTTTTGAAAGTAGATTAGATAATCTCAAGAAAAAATATATAACAATACCTGTTGATGTTATAGAGTATTTTTCAAAAGAAGACCCTTCAGGTAATAACAAATATTTGGAATTTTTATTACAAAACTATTCATCAACAAATTCTATATGGAATGAAAATATGATTAATCTTATAAAAGATTTTCATAAAAATTTACAAAAGATAGATACTAGTCTCTTAGACAGTGTTTACAATGAAAAAAGATTAACCCCCTATTTAGAGGTTTCAGAAACATCACCTGTTGGTAAAACCATTAAAAAAGTTTATAAAACACCAAAAGATATAAATTCTTATATGGGTACTGGTGGTATCAGTCTGTTAGAACACATTGTTAAAGCCACAAAAGAAAAACTATCAAAATCAGAGGTTAAGGAATTAGAGACTAACATCCTATATGATAGCCCAGATTTAAAAATTTTAATACCAGAATCTCACAGAGCTTCTTGTTATTACGGTTCAGGTACTAAATGGTGTACCGCTTCTAAAGATAGTGATAATTATTTTAAAAGTTATACAAGTAAGGGTACTTTATTTTATATTATAGATAAAAAAAAACCACAAAATGACCCTTGGTACCGTACAGCAATTTTTGTTAATAAAAATGACGGTACAGTTCAAGCTTTTGATGCTCCAGATAACCCAACACAAATTAATGTTGCATCAAAAAAATTGGGTGATAAGTGGTTAGTAATTAGAGACACTATCGTTGATTATTTATATAAAATCGAATCAAAAGGGATTGATGGTTTTTACACAGGTAACGAACTTTTGGCGTGGTATAAATCAAGAGGGATTAACCCTTTAAAAGTTTTAAGCCCAAAAGAATTAGTGGAAAAAATTGGTGTTGAAAATTTAAATAAATATTTAGAGGAGGTCGGTATTAACCCGTACACTTATTTTGATTTTGACCAACTAGTTACGCTTTTTACACACGATAAACCAAGTATAGATGATTTTTCCGAAATTGTTTCTGAAATATGGCACAACTATAAAAAAACAGGCATTAATCCACTTACAACTATGTTTAATCTACGTAGAAGGGCAGATTTTGTTATTGAAGCAATAACTGAAGGTGGGATTGATTTAGATGATTTTTTGAATTTGTTTAATGACCCTAATTTTTTAGAACTCTTTGGTGAGAACCAAAATTTATTTACTGTTTTAAATGAATTATATTCAGGTGGTAGTTGGACTGGATCTTCTGTTTACCAAAAATTAATGTTAATCTTTGGTGATAGAATTGATTTGGTTTGGGGTTACGCTCAAAATTTTGGTATTAACATTTTTACCGATTTGGATTCAAAAGCGATAAACGGTTTATTAAAAAGAAAGTTTAAACCGGAAGAGGCTTTAGAATATGTTTTTAAGAATTTAGATAGTATTAATGATAAAATAAATAATTTAGGTTTTACAAATGAAGAAATTTTAAATTATGTTAATAAATCCAAAGACAAAGAAAAATTGTTAAATTTTTTGGTAAGTAACAAACTATTAAATAAGTTAAGGGTTGAAGACTACATAACATTAGGTAAAGAACCCAAAGAGGCTTTTTCAGCATATATTGATGAAAGAGTCTCCGATAGTGATGAATTTAACTATTTTTTAAATGAAATATTAGAGGACGATGAAGACAATACTATACAAAAAGTTTTTAAAAATTACGAGGATTTCCAAACTTTCATTAAAAATAAAACAGGTTCTTATGCTGATGTAAATAAAAGGACTATTTGGAGGGTTTTTTATAATCGTAATTATTACGCAATGTATTCCGATTTTTTAAGTCTTGGTAAAGAAAAAGAATTAGGTGATATTTTTTTGATTAATGCTTATAATGACGCTCCAGTTAATGATAAAACCGAATTAAAAGAAAAAATTTTTAAAATAGCAGAAGCCAGTTTAAAGGGTAATACTGGTAGACTTTATCTTGAAAGAAAAGGTGATAAATTTTATGTTTTTACTTCTAACGTTAGTCAATTAAGTGATTTTTTTGGTGATGCTAGTGCTATTTATAATGTTTTAGAACTTGACGAAAAAAATACTTACGTTTATGTTGAAGGTGAGTATTCTAATCTATTAAACGATGATGATGTTAGAAATATAGTGAACGAATATTTGATGTTATATAGGGGGAAGAAAATTTTTATGGGCTTAGAGTTTGCTGACGAATTTGATTTATGGGTTGAAGAAATTGATCGTGAAAAAGATGTGTTTTATTTTACTTTATACGATGAAAGAATTCTTAGTTTACCAACTTATTTGTTAGAAATTTTAATTAAAAATGCACCAATTTTTAGTAATTTAAATAAGATGTTTAAAAAATATTATGATAGTGCATACAAAAAAGGTTTTCTGGAATACATGAGAGATTTTGTTATTTCTGAGATTGAAAATATTTTTGGTGAGAGTTATGCCAGAGAAAAAACAATTATTTTTGACACAAAAGAAGTTTCGGGGATACAATTTAGATATGATTTTCTTTTAGATGATATAATTGCATATGCTGAAAACTCAGGAGATCCTTTTGATGACTCTGAATTAACTAGTAGTGTTAAATATTTAATTACGGATTTAATGGAGTTAGAACTCGGTAGATTTCAAAAAGGTTATATTAACATAGATTTAGACTATATGGCGGATGGTTATGAACCGGATGAAGTCGACCTTACCCAAAAATTTGTGTCTATTTTAGAGGAAAAGATACAAGAATTCGAATAAAATTAGGTTTACACAATATCTGGATATTTATATAGTAAAATATTGAGATATTTATGTCAGATATACCACAAAGTAAAAGTCAAAAATTATTAGAAATAGGTAAATGTATCAAAGATCCAGTTTACGCTATTGAAAATTTTTTGGAAACATTTGACCAAACACAAAAAAGTTTTGTTAGGTTTAAATTATTTCCAAAACAAAGGGAGTTAATTACTTCATACACAAAAGAACGTTTTAATATTGTGATGAAACCACGTCAGGCGGGGGTTTCTACAACAACTGCCGCGTACATTGCGGTTATTACTGCATTTGCTGACCCAAACAACCCACAAAGGGTTCTTATTTTGGCAAATAAACAAGAAACAGCAATTGAATTTCTAAAAAAAGTAAAAGATTTTACCTCTCAATTACCAAGCTGGATGAATGTTTGGAGCGGTGGTAATTCTTGGTTTGACGCAGAAAAAAATTCAGCCAAACATTATAGATTAACTAACGGTTCCGAAGTTAAAGCGGTTGCAACATCTTTAGATGCGTTACGTGGTTATGCACCAACGTTGTTAGTCATGGATGAGGCAGCATATATTGAAGGTGGTGAAGAGGTTTATGCGGCAGCTCAACCCGCACTTTCTACAGGTGGTAGAGCAATATTAATTTCAACACCAAACGGAATGGACGCCCTTTATTATAAAACATACGTTTCAGCAAAAACTAAAGAAAAAACTAACAACCCTTTTAACATTGTCGAGATGAGATGGTTTCAAGACCCTCGTTATAATGTTGGTATGAGGTGGCAAAAAAAGAATGATGCTGGGGATGTTGTTGAAGAAATAGAAGAAATGGATTACCCAAAATTTGAACAATTAGAGACGGAAGGATGGATACCGACATCCCCTTGGTTTGAAATGATGTGTGGTCAGTTAAATAACAATCCTCGAACCATTGCTCAGGAGTTGTTATGTGCTTTCAATGGCTCTGGTGATAACGTTATTGATACCAAATATATTGAGTACCAAAGAAAAAATAATGTCATAGACCCAATCAGAACTGAATGGTTAGATGGTAATATGTGGATTTGGGAAGATCCTCAATTGGGTCATGAATATATTTTATCCGCTGATGCGGCTTCAGGTTCCGCAGATGACTACGCCTCAATCTGTATTTATGATTTTACAACAGGAAATCAAGTTGCAGAATATCATGGTAAAATTGCCCCCGATACATTGGGTGAGATTGCAGTTGAATATGGTAATAGGTATGAAGCGTTTACCGTTGTCGATACTACAGGGGGTTACGGTGTTTCAACCGTACTTAAAATGATTGAGTTAGGTTACTCACCAAAAAAAATGTATTACGACACTGTGTTGGGTATTGATTCTGTTACTAATAATAAGAATTTGGAAAGGCATATGCGTGACGGTAAATTACCTGGACTTAATTTTCAAAAAAATAGAAATACTATCGTCACCAAACTAGAAGAATCGGTTCGAATGAACTCCTTTAAAGTTAGGTCTATAAGGTCGGTAACAGAAATGGATACTTTTGTCTTTAAAAATGGTAGACCTGACCATATGAAAAATTATCATGATGACTGTTTAATGGCTATCGCAATGTGTTGTTATGTTAGTCAAACATCATTTAAAGATCTAGAAAAAAGTAAAGGTCAGGCAAAGGCGATGTTAGACTCTTGGATTGTTAGTAGTAATGAGGTTAATGCAATACCAGAGATGGTTTATAATAGTCCGGCATACAAAGACACATCTAGACATGTACAAGCTCCCATATCAGAACATAATTGGGTGTTTTTCGGTATGTCTGGGTTTAAGGATAACACCAAAAATAAATCAATATTAGGTTCTTAGGTGTTCACATTTATGATTACCGATTTATTCTTAATTTGATATTTATATAAAAAACAATAATGGCAGAAAATAAAGATTTAACAGTATACCAAAAGTTATTTTATCTTTTTGGTCCAAATAAAGGCAGTTTAAAAACTCCACCAAAATATAACTTTAATGATAAAGAACTTTTAAGTTTTCAATCTAAAGAAGAGTATAATACACAAAAGTTAGAACTTCAACAACAAGGTTATCTTGAGGCACAATGGGCAAGGGTTGATAGTGAGTTATACCAAAAAGCTGTTTACTATGAAACCTCCAGAATTGCATCTTACATGGATTATGAGGCCATGGAATTTTGCATTGCAGGTGATACAAAGATAGCAACTCCAGATGGTTTTATCACTATTAAAGAACTTGCTGACAAAGGTCGAGATTATGAGTTTGTTACTTATGCGTATGACCACAACTTAAAACAAGTTGTACCGGCTAAAGCTAGAAATGCTCACTACACAAGAGATGAAATGACTTATAAAGTCACTTTTGATGATGACTCATTTATGATTGCAACTTGGGAACACCGTTTGATGAAAAGGGATGGCAGTTTTACCAAAGTAAAAGATTTAAAAGAAGGTGACTCAATGATGCCTTTCTATCGTAAATCTTTTTACAATAACCAAAAATATAATTGGGTTTATACTTGTAACCCAAAATTAGGGTCAGGTAAAAATGGTTGGGTTCCTGAACACGATTTAATTGCTGAATGGTTTTATAGACCTAAAAATGAAAATGAAGAAGTTCATCATATAGATTTTAAAGGAAAAAACAATAACCCAGAAAATTTAGTCATAATGGACAGGGGTGAACATAGAGCTTATCATGCTAAATTAAACAACGAAAAATTGTGGTCAAACCCTGAATACAGGTCTAAAATGTTAGAAATAAGTAAAAGAACCGATAATAAACATAAATGGAACGGAACTAGAGCAGGAAAAAATAACCCAAGTTATTTTAGTATTCCTTGGGATAACATTGTTGAGTCCGCTACCAAAATTAAAACACTAAAAGGTACTGCAAAAGCATTAAATATTTCTCACACAAAATTACAAAGAGAAATAACTTATAATGGTTATAGAGATTGGTTGACATTTTTAGATGCATATGGTATTGAAAAGCATAAATACGCTAACGCAAAAGCAACAGGTGAAACTTTAAAAATAAATCATAAAATAAAATCTATTGAACCCTATGAGGTTATACCTGTTTATGATTTAACAGTTCCAGGGTATAAAAACTTTGCGACAGATACGATATTTTCACACAACACACCAGAAATCTCCGCTGCATTAGACATTTATTCCGAAGAAACAACAACACCAAGTGAACAGGGTTATATTTTAACAATACACTCAGACTCTAAAAGGGT